CCAAGCTTCACTACCAAATTCAGGACTACCTGGAACACTAGAGAAATGCAGAGATTGAATTTAGCGGATTCAAACTTACATTTTTCATTGTTTGAACTGAGGATTATACTGTCTGAAGCCATTAATATGAGCATAAATGAAATCTATAAGTTCAGTTCAGATTGGAGAGTGAAACCGAGTGTATTAGTCCGTGATGTCCAATTCTCATATGTGTCACTTAAGCCAAAATGTTTTTTGAGCAGGTATAAGTCTATTTCACTAGTGAACGTTGCTGAAGAGCGACCGACAAGGATCAGATGGCTTTCCGATAACCTCTCTGCCATAGAGGCAGGTGACTTACGCCCAGTAGTCCCGAAACTAGTGCTAACAGATCAGATTGAGATCCTGACGGATAATGTAGGAGCATCCTTGATCATAGAGCACAGCAAGAAGTTGTTCAGGTCTAGTATGTGGGACTTATCTCGCATCTGGTCTGAGTCTACATGGGCGGTGTTCTTGGATAAACACAATGACCTGCTTAAGAAAGATGGCTTTAATACAGTTGAACAAATAGTGAGCTATCTTCGCAACAGATATTCACAGGCAGTGAGGGATCACAAGAAATCCATAGGAGATATGCGAGATGACCTTCAGGCAAGATACTTCAAAGCTGAATATTTGAAAGAGTTCACTGAAGGGGATGATGCATACAAACGTTGTCTAGAACAAGTCGATAGAATTACTTCTGCATTGAAGATGAATGGCCTATTGCCCTCAAATAACAAGGCAACCATAATGGCAGACATGAACATATTGCATCGTGAAAAATATGAATTGTTGAATGCTGCAGTACGAAATTATGTAGTGAGCAACTGCATAGTCATCAGAAAGTCGAAGACAGGTTATGATATAGATCTACCGGCTACTTATTCTATCATCGAGAAAGCAATCTATGATCCCAATTTATTCGATGAGAACAGAAATAATGAAGTGCTATTATTCAACTTGCTGACTAGCCAAATGGGAAAAGAGGACGTCGTAAGAGCATGTACTGAGGTGTCAGAGTTATTTGCTGCATATGCTGGAGAGTATAATAAAGTCATCGAGATATCTGAGAGTAGTATAGTTAAGACTCTAAAAGAGAATCCTGTTCTGCCAGAGTCGATTGACAGGGATATTGAGCATTATCACCCAGTGAGGTCATTCTCATTAAACTTGCAGGGCGCACTTATTGACCCAACTACCCTTGATTTGATCAGCCTAACTTACAAAGTGTCTCATAACTGTGGGGATATCAGCATCTTTGAATCACCACTTGGGTCAGACACATACACCGTGATGAATAGCATATGCAAGCTACTTAAGAGCAGTCTAATAAAGCCAGAAGAATACCATATAGTAGATCTTACTGCTGGTCGAGGAGAAACCTGCTTAGCATTCCTGGATAATAGTTATAGAGTCACTGCGTATGGAAGGCTCGATGAATATACCAGTGTAGTCTCTGTCAGCGGCATAATCATGGAGGAATCATATGACTTGCTGGACGTTAAGACCATGGTATCCTTAGATGCAAAGATGAAGGCCTGTTTAGATACCAAAGGTCACGATAAGCAGTCTAAGATATTTGCAATCATAGACCTCTCTTATGTCAAAGAAGATCATAAAGCATTCTGTGATCTTGTCTTCAATGTCTTGAATTCAAGTGATTATCTATTATGCAGATTCGATGATAAATTTGTGAAGTCCCTACAGCTAGCTCCCCATGAATCTCTATCGAGGATTACCTCTCAGCTGCTAGTAACAGGTAATGCATACTCACAATCACCTGCGAATTACATCTTGATGCGAAAAGCTGAGGGTGCAGCAGTCGATGTGGCCTTAGACAACTCTAACGACGTGTGGCAGAGGTACCTTCTTGGGAAATGTGTATGGCTAATCAGGAATCCTTGCTCGATTGAGAAGTTGCATAGATGCAAAATGAATTCCACCCTATTTGAAACTAGCTTATCAAAGCTCTCTGCACGAGGCCATCTGGAGATCATCGGAGAGATGGATAAGGACATGATGCACAAATGGATTGCTAAAATTAGGAGTCTATATAGTCAATACAAGACCACAGCCATTAGCAAGAGACTATATGATGCATTGTCAGAGGCAGCAACGCACGACTCACTGAAAGCATTCTACGATCAGCGGAGCATAGATGATTATCTAGCGGGGGCACTCAGCTCAGACCCTATAGTAATAGCGGAATTATGGGAATCTCTTAGGACGTATGGCAGTGCGTATATGTGTGAGGTAACCAAGCTGAATATCACGAGTGCTGCGATCTTGAGGCAGTATCACCCGGTCTCTACAGCTAGATCATACTTTGCCGCTATATGCTCTTACGCTAAGAATACAGGTCAAGAGAATAATGTGACTATAGAGATGATTCATGCTAATTTGCTAGAAAGCAATGTGGAACTACCATCAGTAGCGCTTAAGAAAGGGAAAGACTTGAAGCTAGCAGCAATGTTCTTATATTATGATGTGTGGAACAAGGCACCGGGAGAATATCTCAAGATACTGAGATTAGCAACTGCAGCTAAAGGAAGTAGTATGAGATATACACAACGCTCGATAGCGCTACGGAGGAAATTACAGCCAATTTATGGACACTTAGTAACTAAGCTTGACATGTCTAACGATTTTAGGTCAACAGTAAAGACTATAGTGGAATACTTGATAAACAACGCATTGAGGGTCGGACAGATGAATTTGGACTTATCGAGGGCTATACATATAGTCGACAACTCATTGGAGCCAGCACCTGCACCCGATAAACCATTGGATAAACAAATGTTCGAATTATTTAAGGAAGGTATCAAGAAGATGATAGATCTAGATGCATTAGGTCACGGTATCATTGAATTAGGAGGGAAATTCAAACCGATGGCCAACGCTGCTTTCACAAGTATCGGAGCGGCCGATGCAATACTCAGAGAAGAATCAATTATATCGGCTGATTATTTGCGTCAATTTACTACCCCAATATCTGTATTGGATCATGATGCAGCGGTAGTCAATAAATTACGCCGTGAAATAGCCAAGTTTGACGATGAAGGAGATGAGGAATATGAGAAGAGATTAAAAGAATTGGCAATCATTGTAACAAATGGAGAAGACAATTATGCTGATGATTGGTGATTCGTATAATGGCTCATAAATGAGAAGAGTCTGCCCATAGATAGACTAAATCACCGCACGACGAGTTTGACTCTGATGTGCATCCATCCGGGATGAGGCCCGC